TCAATCGACCGCTTCTCGCAGCGGCCTAAACCCGGCAGGCAGTCCACTTACCAAGCCGATGAGCCTGTTCAGATAAACCGAGCCACCTCTGACCTCGCGCTCGAACTGCGCGAAGGACAGAAGGATGTTGAGCGTCAGCCGACCCATCGAAGTGGTGGTGTTAAACGATTGCGTGACGGCAACGAAGGTGACGCCGGTACGGTCGAACACCTCGACCAGCTTGGCGAAGTCCATCAGCGAGCGTGACAGACGGTCGATCTTGTAGACCACGACGACGTCCACCAGTCCTGCCTCGATGTCGGCCAGCAGCCGCTCCAGCGCCGGGCGATTGAGCGTGCCGCCGGAGACACCGCCATCGTCATAGCGGCCCGGGACTAGCACCCAGCCTTCCGCCTTCTGGCTGGCTACGTACGCCTCGCAAGCCTCGCGCTGCGCGTCGAGGCTGTTGAAGGCCATGTCTAGACCCTCCTCGCTCGATTTGCGGGTGTAGACCGCGCAGCGCTTCTTCAGCACGGGCGCCGCTCGCGATGCCGATACAGCCTTTGAGGTTGTCGACTTCACCATCGCCTTACCCGTTCTTCCCGTGGTTCTTCAGGCCGAAGAATGTCCAGCCATTCCAGCGTGTGCCGGCGATCGCGCGAGCCACCGAGGAGAGGCTCTTGTAGGGCCGCCCCTGCCACTCGTAGCCGTCGACAAGCACCGTCACCTGATACTCCGTTCCCTGCCACTCGCGGATCAGCCTGGTGCCGGCGATCGGTCGATCATCGGTGCGCCGGCCTCGCACGGCGGTCTTTCCGCCGTCCAATTGTGCACCGAGGGCTTGCAACCGTTCGCGCGTCTCTCGGGAGAGGCCGCCATAGGCCAGCTCCTGGAGGCGGTAGGCAAGCCGGCTTTCGAGGAAGCGGCAATTGTACGGCGGCGGTTCCGTCTCGAAGACCTTACGCCAGCGCTGCTTCAGTTCGGCAGCCGAGGCGCTCTTCAAAGAGGCGACCTGAGCTAGCACGCTTGCCTGTGGCGCATGGGCAGTTCGGGAAGCAGCGTTCATTGAAGAATCTCCGTTTCGGACGTTTCGACTGACGCTCTGTGCGAAAGCGATGTCCACGCCGGTCCGGCCAGGCTCGGCAAGGAAAGGCGAACTGTCTCCGTCAATCCTCATCCGTGGAGGCCGCACAGCCGTCACGCTCGGCCTGCCTGGCGTTGAGACGCACCAGGCCGACGGCAAGCAGCCGCGCCACCTCAGCCAGGCGCTCAGCCGCACTCATCGCGGCCGGGCTTAATCCGTTCGGTCCAGCGTTCATTTCGGTCACCGATGCTAGCGGTGCGGCGCACGCCAGCGCGCCCCGCGGCTCCGGTATCCGGAAGCGCGAGGTGCGGGCGGTTGCCTCACCCATGAAAGCGATCTCAGCCGCGGCGCCGCCGAGGACCTGAGATCGCGCGATGTCGTAAATTGCCGATGGCCATGCCGCTCAGCGGGAGCTGGGGCTGACGGTCCGGGCCCAAGCGACCCGGCAGATCGTGATGCTCGCCTCGAAGAGCGCTGCCCCGGGGAGCAAGCGTTCCGAGCGATGAGTGATCGCTCAAGGGCCCGACGACGACGCGAAGCTGTCGTCGCAACGCAGCCCTCAGCAGGCAGTCAACGTGGTGTCACCCAGGTCAACCGAGTCAACCCGGTCAACCTTGCATTTTGCGCGTATAACTGGCGACGTTTGGGGGGCTCCGCGCACCGCCGGCCTGCCGAGCCAGGACACGGTCCCTAACCGGGGGGTGGGGGTGCCGGGGTGTCTCCCGGCTGCCACACCCGGCCTCGGCCGCGCGCCCCGGCACCCGCCTCAGCTCATCACTCCCCGGGTCAGGCGCTTGATCTCGCGGTTGAGCCGCGGCGGCAGCTCGCTCCCGATCGTCGAGGTGAAGGCCTCGGCCGTCGCGCCCCGGACCATCTCGGCCGGGATCGTCACGCCGGACTTCTGCACCTCCACCGGGTGGCGACCCGAGCCGACGCGCTTCATGACGTTGCCGCCGAACTTCCCGATCGCCTTGCGGCCCGGGAAGCGCCCGCCCTTGATGAACGTGCCCTCGAAGATCCGGCGCTCGCCGAGCGGCGCGGCCGAGACGCCGCGTCGGGTCTCGCGGGCGCCGAAGAACTTCAGCGCGATGTCGCCGCCGGCGGAATCCATCCGGTAGCGCAGCGTCGCCGGGCTCGAGGACGAAACCTTGACCGCCCGCACGATCACGTCGCGCTTCAGGCCGGTCTGCTTAGTGAGCGCCCGACGCACCTGGGTGCGCGTCTTGGCGCCGGTATGGTTGAGCGCCCGGCTCGCCCTGACGTCGAACTGGCGCGGCGACAGGCCGCGCATCGCCTCGCCGAGGCGCCGAAGGCCGGTGGCATCGGTCCAGCGGATCACCAGAGCCACGGCGCACCTTCCAGCACAAAAAAACGCCCCGGCGGTGGCCGAGGCGTTTCTGAACCTTTTGAACTGTCCGAGGCCTATTCCAAATAACTGCAGCACGTCAAGCGGTGCGGGCGTTTCGATTTTCCGAATCTGACGCCGGCGGCTCGATCTCGGCATCCGCACCAGGCTCCCACGGCCACCAACGGGACTGGCTACGCTGCGGCTCGAACCGCTGGAGCTGTCCCGACAGCTCGCCGCAGAGCCACTCCAGCGCAAAGCGCCAGGCCTAATATTCGATCCGCTCGGCGACGATCGGCACCGGGTCCGGATCCAAGGTGAACTTTCGATAGGCGCCAGGATACGGACGCATCCGGCGAGGGTCGTAGCCATTGGTCTCCACCGGCAGAGCGGCGCGCCCCTCCCCCGCCTCACGCCAAATTGTGCGAAACCACAACGGCTTGCCATGCGCCTTGATCACATGGCGCTGCACCGGCTCGGTAACCCGCACAGGCGCCGGGCGGCCGAGCACGGCACCGGCGACGACCAGCGCCGACAGCGACGACCGCAGGCGCCCGTTCTCGGCGAGTGCACGTCGTTGGCTCTCGGCGTGCGCGCATGCCCTTTCGTGAGACGTCAGCCCGTCGAAGGCGGCATCGTCCAGGAGCCCGACGCCATCGAGATCGATGACCAGGCTGTCCAGCCCCTTCACCGCCTCGGCGACCAGCAAGGCATCGGGATCCGGCGGGCCGTCGATGACCACCGTATCGAAGCCGCCACCCTGCCAGCCCGGCGTCTGCACCCGCGTGCCCAGCTCTCGCATCATCGCCATGGTGTCGGATGACGGCGCCGAAGGACCGCCGGCGGCACCGGCCATTCGCGCCCGCGCGGCCTTCGGCAGCTCGGTCCGGAAGGTCCAGGACAGGAGATCATCGATCGACACCCCCCCGAATGCGGCCATCCCAAGCGTCCCGGCGCCGCAACAGGGACGCAAGGGACGCAGAGCCCGTTGAGATATTCGTTGCGTCCCTGTTTTCCATTTTCCTAAACCTCTGATCTGGAATGGTTATTTCGACTGCAGGGACGCTAAGGAGGCTAGGGAGGATAATCCCCACGCTACGTATAGGAGCGGTTTTCAATTCCCGATCGCCAGACCGGTCTCTTCACGCGCGTGCATATGCGTAGTGTGGAACTTGCGTCCCTAGCGTCCCTAGCGGCGAAACCTTTTGATTTCGCAGGAGAATAGACAGGGACGCAACGCATCAACCTCCGGGCGGCAGCGGCCCTAGCGCCCCATATTCGCGGCAGCGTGCGGGTGGTCGTGCCCCTCCCGAGCCGCCTGATCGCAGCGCGACATCACGAAGGGGAAAGGGCGGCGACGGCGGCGCGACGCCGCAGATCCGCGCGACGTGGAGGTCCACCAGGGCCGGACACAGCTCGAGCGCGTCGACGAGGCGCGGCTCGAGATGGACCATGAACTGGTCGAGCCACTCCTCGTCGAGCGGACGGAAGTAGCGGGCGGCGAAGCTGATCTCGCGCCTGGTGAGCGACCAGGGCGGATTGCGGATCTCTACGAGGCGCAGCGCCATCTGGCCGAAGCCGGGCGGCTCGAGCACCTCGCGAACCGCACAGGCACGGCAAATCCCGTCTCGGTTGTCGGATGGTGACTCGAAAAGCGCGGCGGAACCGGCACTGCCGGCATGCCGAAGGACGCGGCGAACCGCGTGCGCGGCGATGACGTGCTTCAGGCTGACGTGCCGGAAGCTGCCGTCCGCTAGTTGGTGGATGTCAGTCGTCGCTGCGGTCCTGCGCCCGGCTCGGGCGGACATCGAAGTTGCTGGCGATCAATTTCGCAGCGCCTGCGGGAGTGCTCGGAGACTGAGGCCTTGATCTTCGGAATGCTCAGAAGCGAAGAGCCGCCCAAACGCAAAATGCCCCGGCGGTGGCCGAGGCGTTTCAGAACCTTTTGAATTGTTCGAGCCCTATTCCAAATCACTGCCGCACGTCAAGCGGTGCAAGGATTTCATTTCTGGCGTGCGGACAGGGCGACTCACCAGAGACACTCAAGCGCTGCCACAGCCATGGGCGCAGCTGATTCAGTTCACGAACCGCCCCGTCATCCCATGAAGCTCCTGATCACGTGTCCACGACTGATGCCGCAGACGCCTCAGGTGTCGATATTCGCGGCCTCCTCTTCCCGCCACGCGGGCGGCGCTGGTCGAGCTCGACCCGGCCTATTGCGACGTGATCGTCAAGCGCTGGCAGGAGCAGACCGGCGGCATGGCCGTGCGCGAGGACGGCGTGCCGTTCGGCGCTGCGGCCGCGGAGCGACCCGAGACGGCGCCGCAGGTGACGGAGGCGGCGGAATGACGATGCGAGCAGCCCAGACACGGGCAGCATCGCTGCTGGAGGCATCGGCCAATGTCGGCGTCGGCTATCTCCTGGCGCTCATCACCCAGCGCGTTGCCTACCCGCTGTTCGGGATCGACACGCCCCTTGCCGCCGACGGCGCGATCGCGGCCCTGTTCACGCTCGTCTCCCTTGCCCGCTCCTATCTGCTGCGCCGCCTCTTCGAGCGGCTCGGCACCGGCTGAGGGGAGACCACGATGCGCGGCAGGAAGCCCAAGCCCACCCACCTGAAGCTGCTTGAGGGCAATCCCGGCCACCGTCCCCTCAACCGGCAGGAGCCGAAGCCGCATCTGTGCATCCCGACCTGTCCGGCGCATCTGTCGCCGACGGCGAAGGCGGAGTGGAAGAGGCTTGCGCGGCAGCTCCACGACATCGGCATCCTGACGGCGCTGGACCGGGGTGCCCTCGCCGCCTACTGCCAGGCCTATGGCCGATGGGCGGAGGCGGAGAAGAACCTCAAGCAGACGCCGGTCCTCCTGAAGACGCCAGCCGGCTATGTCCAGCCGAACCCGTGGCTCGCCATTGCCAACAAGAACCTCGAGCTGATGCAGAAGTTCATGGGCGAACTCGGCCTCTCGCCCTCCTCGCGCAGCCGCGTCACCACCAGCTCCACGCTCCGCCCGAAGCCATGGGAGTTCGGTGGCGGCTACGACGACGAGGACGAGGAACTGGCCGCGCGGTAGTTCAGCTGATGTCGTGCCTCTCGCCGTGTTTGCGCAGCATCCTGACATTGAGACCAAGCGCGTGCCGGCGGCTGGCGGATCGCGTGCCGGCATCCCTTTCCTGCGTCGTCGAGCGCGACGCAAATCGCCCAGCGGTCAGCCGCCACCGTGGGAAGCGGAACCCTGATGTCTTGGAAATGTTCTTCTAATGGAAGGGACACCCCGTCCACGTTTCCAGCCGTTTGGCTGATTGGAGTACCCCAATGTTCTACAGATCTTTCACCGTTGGCGCCGCTGTCAGCGGTTTCCTCGCGTTATCCAGCTCCGCCCTGGCGCAGACTGCGGCCACGGCGACTACCGACCTGAACGTCCGCTCCGGCCCCGGTCCGCAATACGAGGTCGTTGGCGTGATCCCCAGCGATGGCAGCGCCACAGTGAGCGGCTGCTTGGAGGACAGCAAATGGTGTCAGGTCGCGCACGACGGCACCGAAGGCTGGGCCTACTCTGATTATCTTGCGGCCGATCTCTCAGGAGAACGAGTGGTCATCACCGAGCGTCGCGCAGACGTCGGGGTACCGGTTGCGACCTATGACAGCAGCGCCGATGGCGCAGTTGTCGGGGCAACAGGTGGAGCTATCACGGGTGCCATCGTCGGCGGGCCTATCGGAGCAGCGGTTGGAGGCGTCGCAGGCGCCGCCTTGGGAGCAGCTGCTGATGTACCGGAGCCAGCGATCACCTACGTGAGATCCAACCCGGTAGACCCGGTTTACCTGGAAGGTGAAGTGGTGGTCGGAGCCACGCTTCCCGAGACAGTCGAGCTGCGGGAGATCCCGGATCACGAGTATCGGTACGTCTATGTCAACGGACTGCCGGTGCTCGTGCAGGCCGATACCCGGCAGGTGGTTCGCATCATCCGCTAAGGCCAGAAGCCAGAGAGCTCCGCGGCGCACCTCGCTGCGGGGCTATCACTCAAAGCCGTTCTTGTGTTTCCTCTCTAAAGCCGGCCTTAGGTGACACCAATGCCGATCTTGCTGCTCCTTATCGCCGCGGTCCTGGGCCTGTGGTTCTTTGGCATTCTCGACTTCAACGTCGACGACCCCGGCCAGCTGCCGGATGTGACGGTCGAAGGAGGACGCGCCCAGATGTTGACGTGGATGTCCGCGTTCCGGACGTGGATGTTACAACTGAAGAGCGAACCGTGACGGTGCCGCAGATCGAAGTGAACCCTGGCGATGACTAGGAAATCCTGTAGCTTCCTTCCGGGCTACAGAACATGCATCCGGCGCTGCATTCGGCGGAGCCAATGATCGGTGGCCAGCCGACGTTTATAGAAAAAGGGCCCCGCGGATGCGAGGCCCTCCAGACTCTGTTGATCGCGACTCTCGTGATCAGCCGTCGATCTGCTTCTGAACGGCCTGAGCGAGAGCCTCGGACGAGGAGCTTGCCTCGCACGTGGCTTCGCCTGCCTTCTTCTGTTCTGCCAGAACGTTCGCGTTCACGTCGCAAACCGTAGCCGCGACGCCGACCGGAACCTGGACCTGCGTAACGTCGGCAAGATCGGAAACTTCAATATTGAGATCGTTTGCGATCTCCTGGAGAACGACGTCACCCAGCGAGACCGTCACCAGGCCTTGGGAATTGCTGTTGTTTCCGCCGCCGCCGGCGTTGCCGGAATTGCCCTGCGCGAAGGCCGAACCCGCTAGTGCGAGGGCGATGACTGCTGCGGATGCTGTGGTCTTGAACAT